TTTAGATGATCCAGAATAACTAAAAACACCATCTTTAACATTTGAATTATTAAAGAAATAAACCACTTCTTTTGGCCTATCATTGTCAAATTTTAAGTAATCACTCGACCAATAAACAAGACCCTTAAATATAGAAGCAAAATTATTTACTAAATTTACTACATCAGTTTCGGAAGTAATAAAAAGATTTGCGCAAAATCTAGGTTCAACTATATCTAAAAATCCCGAAAATCTAACGGCTGCTTTACCAGATGACGTTTGATACGAATCTATTTCATCATCAGAAAAAACTTCTTGATTATATAAATAATTTTTAAAATTAAGTAATTTTGTAGATGTCGTATTTAAAATTTCATTAAGTACAACCGCAAACGCTTGATCAGATGTCTTTATGTCTGTTACGCTTTTAATAAATGTTTTAACTTCACCAAATTGAGAACAGCTTTTATGTAATCCAAAATCATTACATAATAATAAAATTGCTGAACTGCCACTTGGATTAATAGTTACAGACAATATTCTTTTCTTAAAACTTTTTATTATCGTTTCAGATTCACCTGTTAATGATGTTGAAGTAAATTTAAGATTAGTTAAACACAATAAAGATCCGACAGGAAATTGATCCGATGTTAAATTTGAGCCAGATAATTCTATATAATTATTTTTACTATATGTTCCTATACCAGCAACGGTTACCATAGAATATTTAGTATTATTAAATGTTGGAACTAATTCATCACAATATTTTGCAATCTGATATATTGACCATTTATCAACTAAACTTTCTGATAAATTAAATTTACCTATACCGTATCTATTATTAACTACAAGATCATATAAAATCCACGCTGGGTTATCTGTCCATCTTAATATTGGGTCGAATTCACCACTCCAAAAACCAGTATATGTTTTAGCTTCAGCGTCATAATTTTCTGGAACTTTTATTTGTAAAAGCTTGAGGTTGTATGAGCGTGTTGGAATATTACCAAAACCTCTAGCATCCATACTAACAGTATAATAAGCAGAATTAGGGTATTTAAACTTAGTATCTATTATTTCTGTTACCGATGAAACGCCTATATTTATTGTGGTAGGAAATTGCAAGTCTTTAACGGGTGGCGCTGTTGTAAAATTATATATTTTTATAAACGGCTGTGCCGATTTATTAAAATCTTTTATATTTAAAACCATATCAAATTGATAAGGAGAAGTGGCGATACCATATACTTTGTGAACTATATAATAATTAAAATCTGGATTCTGTTTGTATCCAATTTGAATTCCAAAAAAACAACCAAATGGTTGAGTACCCTTTTTATTAGAAGCAGATAAAGTATTTATTTTAAAAGCTACAAGAAGAAAATCAGCGTTTTCATCTTTTACTTCATGAGTAATTCCAAAACATTCTTCAAAAATGTTTTGATTGAAGATTGAAGTGTTTAAATTTGATGTTCCAATTTTATCGCCAAAATTTAGTTGAGATTGACCAATTTTTTTAGAAATATAAGTTAAATGATTTGAAGAAGGATTGTCTTTTAAAAGATCTGCACCTGTATCAAAAAATTTTGTTACTTTATTTTCATTTAAATTGTATAAAATTTTATCATATGACGTAGCAATACCTATTGCAAATGTTGAAAAAAGAACAGATCCATTTGCGTCTGAACTTTTAGGATCAATAGAGTTTTGAAACTCTGAACCAATTTTTCCCACTACAGAAACTCTATTATAATTTAAAGAATCATTAAAAGAGCTTTTAACAGGTACATCATTAAAAAATATTCCTTTAAGATTTTCTTCATTATTCTGCGCATTATCAAACAAAATTAAATCAGCACCATTTTCATCAACAAGACCATAAATCGGGCCTTCGCAAATTAAATCTTGTATATGAACTTGAGACGATGATTGTAATTTATTATTATTAGCGGTATCTAAATTTATGTTTCTCAAAGATTTTGTTATAGCAGGGCAAAGATTAAAATTAATACTAAAGTGTGTCAATAAAAACCCACCTCCTCCTTCTATATTGTATGTTTTTAATACATTACTATTGTTATTTTCAAAAGCGGTTGAAGTTTGAGGTCTAGATGTTGAAACATATACTGGAATGATAGGTATCATATTTTAAAAGATCAAAGTTTTTATCAAAACGTTACCACCACTTCCTGCACCTATTCCACCTATATACCCTATGCTACTACCAGCACCTGCGGCAGGATCGAATTGCGAGTAATCAAAATTAGTGACGAAAGTACTTACTATCAAACTTCCAACCCTTAATTTTCCATATCCTATTGGAATAGGCGCGTTTCTTGCAGCGATATTCGCTTTAGCATTTAATAGATACGACGATGTCTTAACTTGTTTCGGATCTTTTGGGGTTAATAATTTAGAAATTAAAAAACTTATACCAAAACTTAAAGCTGATATAACAATAACATTAGCAGCAAACACCAAAGCCTTTGTTAATAACGTTGCAGTTGCTGCGGCTGTAAAAAAAGCAGAAAAAACTTGAACTGGCAATAGTTCAATAACTTTACAATTTCTAATATTTTGATTTAATAATTGTGAATCACTAACGATTTTACCATCTATAACTATGACCACCGAATCAAAAATATGATTAAGACTTCTTATCCTAGTTCCTAACTTAGGAAAATTGACTTGCAAACACTTAATGATATCATCAAAATTACCGGCTTTGATCATCAAGCTGCCACACGCCAGTTTCTTCAATAAACCGTGTAATAATAGTTTTTTCATTTTTAATATTTACACCTAAAAAAGTACTTAATCTTAAACTATATATAATAAGCGGAATATCGTAATTTTTAATAAAAAAAATATCATTGTCTGATGGATACGGCGAATCAGGATGACTATGAAAACAAAAAGAGATGTTTTCTGGTTGTCTTAAATATAAATAAAATTCATAATCAGGATAAAAATTATATTCATTTTCACATAAAGATTTAAAATAAAGTATCTTTTTGTTCTTTAAAACAAGACCGCCAGATTCATACGGAGATAATGACAAACAATATGTTTTTATCTTAGATAATAAATCAAACTGTATAGTCGAAAGGTTTAGTTCCAGGGAATCCACCATAAGGTAATCCTTTGTCATGATTTTCCCATCTTAGTCTACAGGCTTTTAGATTTTTAGCGCAAGAATCTTTCACCCAAAATTCAGGAAATAATTTTGGATCTTTAGCGCCAATATTTGCATGAGACAAACCGTTAAGTTTTATACATACGTAAAACGAATAAGATAAATTATCTTCAGTCATTTGAGTGTCACTGCCAAAAAAATCAAAATTAATAGAGTCTATATATTTTACAAAATCTCCAGCATTATAAGTCCCAGTGTCTTTCAAATATGTTCCTCTATATGTGATTTGAGTAAGATTATAACCAAAAGGTGAATAGAATTCTTTATTGTTCTCGTCTGCTACAGGAACGCCTTCGTTATTTTTAGAAATAGTTTGACCTTGACTATTTACTTGACCACCCCAAATATCTGCTTCTTTTTTAGGAGTTGTAGAATTTGAAACCTTGAATTCTTGTTTACCTTTAGGCTCCCAAGGAATTTTTCCATAATTACAACCGCAACCACGATAATTCCAAGAGCAAATATTATCTGAAACTTTTCTATTTGGAATCGACTGATTCTCTAAATCTAAAGGACTATTCAAATCAAACTCAATATAAAATTTATTTTCTTGCGATTTTTTGTTTATAATGTAATTGTCTTCATAAAAAGATTGACCATAACCTAAATCTGCATTTCTTTTTTTTCTATAACCAAAAAATGGATTTACATAATCACTGAAGTTTTGATCGTCTAAGTTTCTAATAAAAACTTTTATTCTTTTAATCTTAGAGTTTATAAGATCGTTTTTATTTTTGATGTAATTAGTAATAAAGCCATCTACATTTGCTAATTTTATAGATGGTCTATTTTGTTTACCGTCTGCTGAAAATTCAAATCCACTAAATTCAACAGGCAAAGGAGCATATGAATTGCCTCTATAAATCATATTCTTATTAAAATTTTTGCCAGCGTGAAATCTAAAAACACCAACTGTTTCATCAATATAAATTTCAAAAAGATCCACGAATGAATCTGGGTTCAAATTTATTAACGATGTTGTTGAAATGACGTCTGACATATTATGATACGATTTTTCTTACTTTGCCGAAAATATTAGGTCTATCTACTTGAGAATAATAAATATCACCTGCGGTTTGAATTTCTGTATTATTACCAAAAAAAGTTTTTTCTTTATATTTTTGTATTAGATAATCAACTATTATACTCTGAGGTTGACCCGTATTCAAATATTGCAAATTTTTATAACATAAAACTTCATACAATTTATGAGTATAGTATGGCTTATAAACTCCTTGATTATTGTACGAAGAAACTCCTAAAATAAATAAGAACGATTTCGGATCAGAAAGAAGCCTCGGAAAAGCCGTAGGATATATTTTTATATTTTTATAATGACCTTGAAAATAATTAAAAACATTATTCTGTTTATAAAAACCATAAGATATAATTGAAAACTTATTCTTTGAAATTAATTGATCCCTTCCAACATATTGAGACTTTAAATAATCTCTATTACCAATTCTATAAACATCAAAATCAGGATGACCCTGAACTTTTCTTAATGTTAACTCGGTTTCTGCTGACGTTTGAGAAAAATTATTAGATATATAAGATAATCTATTATTATAATCTATTATATTATTATTTGTTGTTTGTCTTTGATGTCTGAATCGTAAACCATGCATCAGCTCGGTATTAAATTTACCTTTTAAAGTACTTGCTGTTTCTGTATTAGCAGAATCTGTAAAAAATGTAGATATACAATTAGAAAAGCTGCTTGTGGATTCCCAATTATTGATAGACTCTATAGATACAGAAGATCCAATAGGTAAATTATTCTTAAGAAATTGACCATTTTTATTTTGTTTATTAAAAACAACAATTAAATTAGGATTTGTATATGAACTTACAGTTCCTATTGCAAAATTAAAATTATCAGTTAAATCTTGAATTCTAACAACATCTCCATTTGAAAATAATTTTGTTGGTGTTGATTGTATTGAAATCGTAAGAGTTGTAGCAGCATTATAACTCAATGAACTTGATAATATCGATGAAGTAATATATGAAACATATCCTTGATTAACATCTATTTCGCTAACAAACACATTGTAAATAGAATCCGCATCTGTTGCGCTTGATACATTTAATTTAAGAAATTTAGTGCCGACATCACCATAATTTGACGAAGTAAGATCTAAATAGTTTTTATTTAATCCTAATTCTGTGTCTTCAATTACTGAAACCGTTTCTGTTCCGTTGGTTAAAATTGAAAAATTATTAACACTTGTGCCATTAGTTAGATTTGTTCCTGCTGTTTTTGATTGAGCAACACCGCTATTTAAACTTGAAAATGGCAACTGATTAGAAGATGTATATATATTAACTCCAGAAGTTAGATTCAAATATTCAATATTTACTTCTGATTTATTTGTGTTACTATATAAGATTTTTATGGCATGACCACAATCATTTTCTTCTTTTATTTCTTTGACGTAATATGTTGTTTCTGTTTGAACATCAAGAGGAGAACTAGATTGAGAATCAACACCTAAAGAAAATTGTATTTTTGGTTTATAACTCTTTTCACCAGCATCACCACCCGCACCTCCAATTAAATTGATCAATTGTGGATTTTTTGGTAAATCAGCGTTTGACGGTTGTGAAGGCAAAGAAACATCGTGTAAAGAAACTATTCTATTTGGTAAATTTAATGGCATATGTTATATATTAATCTCCTTCTGTACTTGGATATTGATTTTTTGCGTATTCAACAATACAATTTAAGTTAAAGCTATCTGACGATTCTAAATTCTGAGAATCATTAACAAATATATTGTTATTTATACTGACACCTTGACCACCACCTCCACCCGCTCCTCCATAAACTTTATAAGAAGAAGGAGTTCTTGTTGTATCAAAAAAGTCATACAAAATTGATGCACCTTGTGATGATGTGATTGATTGATTTAATAATTGAGTATTTTTATTAAACTGTGTCTTCAATTCACGAAATGATGCATCCTCTGAAGAGAAATTATTTTTTAAAGCTGCATATTTATTAGATTCATAATTTACAACATCAGTTAATTCAATATTATCGCCAGCAGCACCACCAGCAGCAAAAACAGAATCATAATCTTTATAAATATTTATTAAACCACTGCAATTAATATAAAAAGCATTTTTTCCAGAATAAACAGGATTAGTTATATCTTTTGTATCATAAACATTTCCGCCTTTACCAAGTATATTGCATTTTGTAAAGTATAAGTTTACGCCTGAACCTATAGCAGAATAATCACCTGTGATTATAAAAGTTCCTGTATTATAAACACTTAGATTCGTACTAGCAGACAAAGGTCCATA